ATTCTTTAGAAACACAAAAAAGAGATTCCTAAGGAACCTCTTTTTATTCTATATGACTATAGAATTATTTTTTCAAGTTGTAGAATGATTTCAAACCACGGTATTCTGTTAGTACAGTTTTAAATGCGTATATAATAGGAAGAAAACCTATAAAATAAGGATATATGCGTGTAAGATGTAGACGGTAAAACTCACATAAAGTTACTAAAGTTTACACTTATTGCCCCTTATTTGCCCCCTTTTTATAAAAAAAAGACTTGGCAGCATGAGCTACCAAGTGACAATAAAAAAAACAAAAACATTCTGCACGTAATCGTCCAAAAGTACATCTATAGTGTACCTCTATTTAGATTAAATGTCTAACGTTATATACAAAATAAAAAACCCCGACTAAAAAGCCGGGGACAGTTCGAGAATATTCATCGAAAGACGCCAAGTATTCCGATGAATATATTAACACTTATCGTGGAGATTATCAAATACAAAAAAGAGCTATGAGATAACCTCGTAGCTCTTTGCCTATGATGGATATTCATTATAACACAAAAAAGCCCTGCGTCAGATCGTATCTGTCCATAGTGGATGCAGGGGGATTGTCATTTCATGTATATTATAGCACAAAAAATAAAAAAACGCACCAGACCCCGTAGAGTTACTGGCACTTTCCTAGATATATTATACCAAATAAAAAAGCCCCAGCAAAATGCTGAGGCTTCGACCACTACCACCATGATGTCCGAACTGTGGTCTGTCGGGAGGTGATATACTCCTTTTTATTTTATAGTTTTCGTGGTTCTTTTATTTAATTATACACCAGTTTGGCCTTGTGTGGCTTGTGCTCGTTCTTCAATAGCCTTAACCACTGAGGCACTAGCTTCATTGATTGCTTTAGAAACCGCTTCGGCGTCGTTTGATTGACTGTATAGGAAACGCTCGAAGTCTGCATCATCCAACTGCAAACGTTTAGCTCCAGTCGCTTCGAGTGCGTCCACTGTACCCATTGAACCGATACCGAATACACGACCGTTAACAACTGCTACCCAACCTTCTTTACCGCTTTCACTACGTACTACAAAATTCATAATATCTTCTTCCTCTTTCTTATTTACTAAACTATCACCATCGTTGATGATAACAACATTCTTATCCAATCCACCGGCTAGACCTGTGCTTGTAAACTGCCACCAGCGGGTGTGCTCCATGTTTGGGTATACGCCCCAATATGGCTCTGGGCGTACCTCATAATCTGGATACGCTGCAATCCATAAACTATTAGGATAACGTGCAGTGATTTGATCTACATACACATTAGCTAGTGTGTATGGCTTATAACTGTAATAGATAGGCTCAAAACCATTCGCCTTACAGATATCCATAAATGCCAATACTGCATTAGTATTCGCTTGCTTGTCACCGCTAGCCCCGTCTTCATAGTCACATACTAAGTAGCGCGGGTGTGATGGCAGATTACTGATAAAGTAATTTGCTTCAGCTTGTGCAGTGCCTACATCCCCGCCGAAACGGGCAAAGTGATAGTAACCAATACAATTACTTGTGTTGGCTTGTTGAGTGGCTACTGGGCTAGACCAGCCCACGCCCTCGGTCACTTTGATAACCGTGTTATTAGTTCCGGACGCTTGACAGATACCAGTCAAGTCTCCCGGTTGGTACGCTGATACATCGATGAAATAGGCGTTTTCAGCCATGCCGTCGAATGGTAATTCAAACCATCCAACCATTTGCTGACTTGGTGCACTCCAGTCGATATAGCTGAAATTACCAGCGCTATCAAGATTTCTAGTTACCTTGCGTGTCCATCCACCGTTATAAAGAGCGTCGCCGTTGCCATCAATGTTTTGCTCGATTGTGGTAACTGTCCCGTCTGGGTTTTCTGCTACCACAAAGCCGATATGACCGAATTGGTGATATGGCAAGCAGTTAGTCACCCACACACTACCTACTGGTGGATTGTTTGCACCGTTGAAGCGTGTGACTTTAAGTCCTAGGTTTTCAGCACGACTTAAGCCATCAATGGCATTTAAGTAGCTGAAATCAAGGTTAAACAACCCTTGATACTGTAGCACGTTGTCAATCAAAGCCACACATTGCCCGCCATAAGGATTAGTGGGAACAGTGACACGTTGATTGACTAGGCTCTCAAGCGTGTTTAATAACTGTGTTTTAGATGTCATAGGTCTCCTTTCTCATAATTATTTTTGAATAGCTTGTTTAATCTCCGAAATAGTTCTCTCCAACTCTTCGACTTTTTGTTTTAAAGCGTCAATTTCGCTCGTTGGCAATTGAGATTTTGTTACAAGTGGGTCTGCCGCAAATTTATTTTGTTCTAAAACCTGTAGAAAAAAGTTATTATATGTTGGAAATAACCCATACGCTTGGCTGACAGACAATGATGAAGATTGTTTATTTTTAATTTCACCAATATCATGCCCGATGCTTTCAATAACCTTGCTTAAATTGCTCATAAATCAACCTCCTTAGAGGGTGTTTTTAGCTGTGTTATATACGTTCACAAGGTCTTCTTGCTCGATGGTATCGATACGAGTTCCCAATTCAGTCATTTTTGTAATGATACCAGAATCAACATTACCACCACCAGCGGCGATTTTATCAGCAAGTTCTTTAAGTGTATCAAGCTCTTCAGGAGCCCCACCAATAAGGTCAGTTTTAGCTTGCGTGATTGCTTGTGTCAAACGTTCTTCAGTCACACCTTCCGAACCCTTATCAGCCTTGCTGGCAATCGATGCCTTGATTTCTTTGATATCTGCACCCACGGCTTGGGCGAAATCATGTAATTTACTCATTTATGTTTTCCTTTCAAATTTTAGCTAGATTATAGACGTTTACGAGGTCTTCCGTGATGTCACTGCCACCAGTAATTAACCCAGAATCTCGTAATTCATCCGCTAGTAACTTTAGTTTAGGGCTCTTGTCCGATGGGATAGCACTATCTGCATTCAACGAGTTCTTGACTTTCACCTTAAAATTGTTAGATGGGAAAATATGTCCATCCAGTTTAATTTCAAGGTAGTAAGTGCCAGTAGCTACTACACTGCCCATTGAGAATGAGAAACGCCCGTTTTCAACAGTAACATCTTGATAGAGTGCCACCACTTCATCGTTGGAAAGTGTTAGCTTACCAGTTCCGGAAAGTTCCGTGCGTTTCCCATCGTACCCTAAAATTTCAAAACCAAATACGGAAGTGGTGTCCCCAGATTTGAGAACATCACCCCCTTCAATCTGGTTGATAGAGGTCATGAGTTTAGCCATGGCTAGTCCTCATAAGGTTTAGTGTATGATAGTGCTCGTTCGCTATCGCTAAGACCTTTCGTTGTTGGATCCGGGAACATATTCAAGGCATTAACTACCGTCAATCCTACCAAATATGGATTAGACAAGAATTTTCCAAACAATCCAAACAAAGCTCCCCAGCTTGTGATATCTTCAAATTTGATGCCAAAGTAAGCCAAAACTGGCAATACCAAGGCGAGTGCAAAACGTGTTACAAATGCACGGTTTTTAAAACGAACAGACCAATTAATTTTCATGTTAATTCCTCACTTCTAAATTAATGTATTTCTTATAAAGGGCATCAATGTACCCGTTGCCACCTAGTTTTTTATAGCTACTGTGCATTTTGTGAATTACATCGGAATTGTGAACAGTGGTATATCCACGCTCTAATTCTTTGTTAATGTCACGCTCAAGGCGTAGATACATAGTTACCAAATGCGCTTCATCATGCACTACCAGCTTGTCGTTTAACTCGTTGATTTTCTCGCCGTTGAATTTTCCTAATTCTTGAACGACTTCAACGGATTCTTGAATAGTGTTTAATTCCCCTTTTAACTCACTAAACTGCTCTTTGTTTAAGTTCGCTGATTTACTAGCTTTCATCCCAAACCAGCCCGTCGCTACCACACCCACGGTTGGGGCAAGGTGAGCGATTAAATCTGAAACATTCAATGAGCAACACCTCTTTTAACTATTCTTTTGTCAATTGAGCCAAGAGCTCGTCATCCTCAACCATAAGAGCGATTTGCTCTTTTACTTTTGGTTTCAAAACTTTAGGAACTTTTGCGAATGGGTAATACCCTGCGACAATGTTGATTGCAAATAATTTAGCCATCATATCTTTTTCTCTTTCTATTACTTCTTTAGTTATCTTTAGTTTCACCGATAGACGTTTCAGCCAAATCTTCATCAGTTAGTACCTCTTTCTCGTACAGTTTAGAAATGACGTTGATTAGTGTAAGCTGTGCTGTCTTCGATTGCTCTTGCTGTTTCGTCATTTGCGCTTCCATCTTAGCGATGGTTTCAGCGGCTTTTTCATTGAGTGTGTTATATTCATCGATTTTTTCACCTAGCAAATTAAACTTCTCTGTCTCAGCACGCTGTGGGAAATTCTCTTGGTAGATTACCTCAAGTGCTGCGTTTAGTAGCTCGGTGTTTGATAAATCAATGCTTTCGGGCGGTAAAAAAACGGGGATGATAGCCCCGTCAGTGTTTTTTAAAATTACTTTGGTGGCGGACGCTGCACCGCTTGCGTCGTATTCTTGAGATTTCGAAGCGTATTCAAATTTCATAGATTAACCTTTCTATTTAAAGCATGATTGTTAGTTGACCAAGATATGTTGTATCTTTGCTAGTGGCCAAAACTGCAATATTGCTACTGTCCTTATTGATTTGGACGTGAGCATCTGTATTGGTACCGATAGACCAGCCAGAAATTGTAAGCATGTACGCTTGCGGCGCTGTTAGCACTTCTGGCGGTAGCTTGGCTATGGTCATATCGCTGCCGTTTCCAGTGAAATTATATTTAACTGTCAACACATCTCCAACGCGTTTATAGAAACTTCCTTCAACTCCAGCGGGTTTCCATCCAGTGTTGATTAGATTTGTGTTTTCATTCCTAGCGAACTCTTTCCATGGCTCCCAATCGTCGATTTTTTTCGACCATCGATGGTGTCTGAAAAACAATTGCCCATTGTTGCCCCAAAAAATCTGGATAGCCTCTTTGTAGCCATCTGTGTTTTTACCGTAGTTGCTGTAATGGAATAGATAACCCCACTGACCATTAGGGTTGCCGGGCGCTGACCTGTCAATGTAATACTGTCCGGGCTGGTCAAGATAGTTAGCGTTGGTTACGTTAGGTTTCCCATCTATCCATTTTGGGGCGCCGTTATTGCTGGTTAATTGATATTGCTGAATTTGACTATTGTTAGCGTAGATATCGCCCGCAACATCAAGAGCCCCACGCTCACGAACTTTTGCAACACCGAGTCCAGATTGATCGTAAGAAAGCGCCACGCTCTCAACGGGAACAGGCGCCTTGAAACTTGCATCAGTGAATTTGTCTTCTAAAACAGCTAAGATTTCCCACGACTGATTAGCAGCATATACACCCGCTAAATTAGCGGAGGAATTGACTAAACTTGAAACACCAGCCCAATCCCCAGAGGCAGGACCGGTGTCTGTTGTGTAAGTCTCCTTACCGTAAGGTGTCACCTTAAAGGTTAATCTCATGGTGTTTTTTTGAACACCATTAACCGTCAATGGCGCAATTTTAGCATTTCTTAAAACTTGCAAGGTGCTTGATGTAGCACCAACCCTTGTCACGTCGAATTTTAGCGATGGTGCGAAATACTCAAGGATAGTAATTGTTTTTTCAATCGGTGCGCTTGTGCGCCCACGGCTATCAGTAACAGTTGCTCTAATGGTTAATTGGCCGTTGAAATTCATAATTCCAAAACTGCCACCGTTGGAATTAACTGCTTGATTACCCCCAACAATTTCAGCTCTATATTGTTTAATTGTTGAACCGTAAACACCAGTGGCACCATCGAATGTCACTTTGATATCAGACATGATTTGAACGAAGTGCACCGAGCTTGTAATGAGATTCCCTGCTACTGCATTAGTATCTGTCAGTGTTATTCCGGATAGTTTTGGTTTGATGTCGTCAGCTACTGTTAACGATAGGCGCTTGATATCCCTTGACATCTCACGCCCGTTTTCGTAAGCAATGATAGTTACCTCTCCGAAACCGCTAGTGTTATCTGGAAGTTGGTCATACAAAGCTGTTTCTGGTGTCCATGTGTAGCTTGTTTCAATATCATCCCCAGCTACCTTTTTATCATAATTCCCAAAACGAACCCAAATTGAGTGTCTATACGTGCTCTGCTTGCGGTTGATGTTGATTGTTACGGGCTTTCCGATAACGGCTGTAATATCGCTTGTAGAACTTCCTCGAGGAATGTCAGTAAGTTTGTATGAGATTCCGCTAACTGTTAGCGTATTCGGGCTGTACCCGCCACCACCAGTAAACTGTGCCATAAACCCGAACGTTCTCGCGCCGTCCCCGTCGTGTCGAATAGTAACCGTTTCATCAATCAGTGGAATTATTTGATTAGCCCCTAAAACGCTAGGGCTACCAGACCAATTTAGACGTCTATTTCCGTCAAAGTCGATAAAAGCGCTACATGAGTAGCCGGTAAATGTAGCTGCTGTGTTTAACAGTGCTAATTGAAACCTAACTTGACTTGTGTTAGCTGCCTTGTCTTGACTTACTTGGTCAACCCAAAGTCTAAGCCTAAAACCTCTATCGCTATTACTCCAAAATTCAGCCAATTAAAATCCTCCTACATATCGAATGACATTCATGTCTGGGTTAATGTGGTACTGTTCCTCACGATATCGACCGACTTGAATAGTCTTCGAGAAAATACCGTTTTCAATGTGGATAACCCCCTGTGAGATATACATTACTTCAACCCCAGAGCTGAACATTGAAATGCGTCCGTTTGGGTTAAACATCATGCTTGAACTACCATCATTCTTACCAATAACGAGACCGTCATTCGATGAACTCATGTATGTGTCGATGAAATTCCAGCGATCAGACAGCTCGCCTAGATTTTTAGCTATTGTTGACACCCGCTGACTTGAGCTAACCAAAGCTTTCTCAGCCGCGGCACGCTCAGCTTCGTTTGATTTAACGAAATCTTGGTATGTTTTAATCCAATTATTCAAGATTTCAGCGCTTGCTTTAGCATCCATCTCAGCTTGAATGATTCCAGCTCTCTCATTAAGCGCATTAATCTGCTCGAGCGTCAATGCACTGTCAGCCTTGCTGTTTAGTTGTTTTTCTAAATCTCTAGGGGACGCCTGCCACGCCCTGTCAGTCGTGCCTTCGTAACAATCAAGCTCGGTAAAGAATAACAATGAGTTACTGTTATTGGTTGCCCCTTTGTTATCGATACGGATAAAACCTTCATCACATTCGCCAGAATTGAATGTTAAGTGCCATTTAGCAACCCCGGTAGTTGAGGGCGAGCCCGTATGCGATTTGAAGTTGACTACTTTAGAAAAAGTCTTATTCGTTTCGTCTGATTTACGACCAAGAAAATAGATATCTACGCCCTTGAGATTCCCAGTGGCAAACGTTTGAATATTGAATGAATAATCAGTGTTGCGTTTTACCGGGAAACGTAATGTAGACGCTGGCACCATTTCTTTGCTGGATAGCAAAAACAATGGTCTAGCGCCATTGTAGTAAAAGTCATGGCTTGAAATGGATAAGTTAGCGTTTTTCTGTGACACTTCCCAATAACCCCAATTGTCAAGGTTATCCGGAAATGCTGAGTTAACGATCAGATTTTCGCCACCGACCGAAACGCTACCAACCATATCATTCCAAACATAATCAGCTGGGTTTGTGCTGTCTGCTTGGTTGAAGTTGGTACATACGCCCAAATAGCGCTTGCTTCCATTCTGAGTCAAACTGAAACCATCTCGACCATCGGCGCTGTCAGCGTAAGCGAAATGGACGTAAGGTGTTCTTCCGTCCGCCCCAGCTTTACCGGGGATGCCGTCCCGTCCATCGCTACCCTTCCACTTGCTCCAGCGGTAGTCTTGCGGGTTTTGACTATCAATAGCATTGAAATCTTGATACATACCGATAAAGGGCTTGTTAGTATCTGTTTGACTAAAACCACCACCGATTGCGTTATCAGCATAAGCGATGTGGGTATACTGTGTTTTACCATCAGCACCCTTATCGCCCGGGATTCCTTGGATTCCTTGCGGACCTTGCAAACCTTGTGGGCCACGCTCACCTTGCGCTCCACGTTCGCCCTTGTCACCTTTTTCACCCTTTTCACCGATTTTAGACACTGAATAGCCCGTTTCATTGGTATTATCCGTATAAGTCCAAACCGTCTTGGTCCATAGGTATTGCCCTGCTGGCACGTTAGGTACTTGACTGTCCCAACCGTTTGTTGGTGCAGTCGTTCCAGATGTTCCCACTGCATAAGTAATCGTGGTTTTCTTGATACCGACGCCATCTTTGCCCGGCAAACCATCATTACCGCTATTACCATCTTTGGCAATATAGGTTTTTTGGTAGCCTGTTTCAGAAGTGTCATCAGTATAAGTCCAAACTGTCTTGGTCCAAAGATACTTACCTTTAACCAATGCTGGCGGGTTTGTTGTCCAGTTAGCGGGTTGGGTTTGTTCGTTATCAGAAAGACCGTAAGTGACATTGGTATTCTTGATGCCTACCCCGTTTTTACCGGGTAAACCGTCGTTACCTCTATCACCTTTGTCTCCTTTAGGGCCTCGTTCGCCGTCAGCGACCTCGGTAAATGTAACCTCTGCGCTAGCTGCTAACTCATCATCAAGATAGGCTTCAACCGTAACTTGCAAGGTATTTTCAAAATCTGTTGGTCTAACAACTAACTGATTGCCAGTCCCGATGATAGCATCGCCATTTTTGTAAAAGAAAAGCGGTTGGTAAACCTTGCCGTTTCTCTCAAGGGATGCCTTCAACACACTTTGACCAACGTTATTCTTAAACGTAGTCCCATTATCGGTTGAAAGTTTCAACTCGTAAGGCACGGCCTTTTCAGCCAATTTAGCCATGCGAGTCAACAAGCTATCAGATACCTTGTTTTGAAGCGCTTGGAAGTTAGCGAAAACTGTTTTATTTTCAACAGGGTTAGAAAAACTAATCTGTTGCTCACTAACACGCGCTTCAAGCATAAGCATTGGTGAGAAGCCAGTGTCTTGAATTTTAACAGTGTCCCCAATATCTAAATCAAGGAAACCATCAACTTCATAAGTAATTGCTGGGTAACAGAATTTGCGTAAGTTTCTCAGCGCTGTTGAAATCAGCACATCTTCGCTATCTGTCTCAACTTCCATATCCTTACGAATCCAGTTGTCATTCGTCTCCTTACCAGTCAAAACAGATGGATAGAGACGTTTCGAAATCGGGGCAAATAGCAAGCTACCCTCAAGGTAAAACTCTACCTCGCCTTTTTCGTTTTTCCACTCTTGCTTCTTTTTCGGATCGATAACGACTTCGACGGTGCTGACAGAAACTTCTTTAGTTTCTGCTTCTGGCGCTGTAACGTTTGGCGTGCTACCTGTTTCAGTCCTACCCTCAACAGTTTTGCCTTCTTTTAGCTCTGGTGGATAACATAACGTCTCGATAGCGCCTAGATAAGCACTTGCTGGGTAGCTGTTTTGGACAACGTATTGACGCCCAGCATAGTTTTGTTCTAAAACCGTAACAGTGCTGCCGTTGTTGGCTACGATAATTGAAACGTGCCCCCAAACTGATGTACCTTGATAAGCATTGTATGGCTTAATGTTGGCAATAGCCCCAGCTTTTAGCTGGTTGGGGTTGCTAGGTCTAACAACACTCCAACCGAATCTGTCCCATGCGTAGTCAGTACCAATCTTGCCCGCTGCCATACCAGCACCAATCAAACCGGATAGTCCAGTTACGCCACCACCGAGACCGGGACCACCTAATTTCATGGAATACCAAGCTGCCAATGCGTAACATTGACCGCTACCAACTCGACGTCCTTTTAAGCCGTGCATTTCGTTGATAACAGCGATAACTTTATCAGCCTTGACCGTTCTTGTGACTGGTTGATTAGGTTGGGTAACTTGGTTGTTTGGTTGTCTCCAAAGATCATCAAGTTTATCTAAGATATTCCCGTTCGTTCGGTTGATACCGTTTCGGATATCTCGCATAAGAGCGATATAGTGTGCGTATCCGGCGGCAGCATAATCATAAAGAGCCCCACCGATTCGGAAGAGCCCTTTTGTATATTCCTCAATGTTCTGCTTGCCTTTAACTCCGTACATTTTGCGACCGCCGCTTGTCTGCTCTGCTAGTAGATAAGTGTAGTCTTTCATGTAGTCATCAACGCTGGCGTAGTGCATATACGTCCCGCCCTCGTTAGCGGGTCTAGCACTACCGGTGGTAACAACAACACCACTAGGGCGAGTCTGGGCGCCCCCAGTGATACCACCCCAGTTGTTATCCCGTTTGGCTACGTTTGATGCACCCCACCAAGACTCAAGATAGAGTTGAGCTAGGACACCGGACGGCAAGAGATTGCGCTGAACACATAGATTTAAAATGGTTTGCACCAAATTAGCACTCAATGGGTGCCCAGCGTATACAAGATTGCCGCCCGTATATTTCTTACCACCACTAGCTACTTGATTAGTAGCTGGGTTAGAAACCTTACTTGTCTTCTCTTTCGTTTCCTCTTTGCGTCCAACGGGTTTGACAGCGTTGTAGATTTTCGTTTTATCGATACTACGTTTAATGCTCTTTACGTTCTTACCGTATTTAATCACGATATCGCTACGTTTGCGTCCGACACCTTGATTCTTATCATCGTGAGCCTTATAGACGTTTAAAACAAATTCATCAAGTTGACTATCAGCTTGTAACTTTGTTTCAAATTCAATTTCAGCATCAAAATTCTTAGCTAGTGAAATCAAACGAGCAAGGGCAGTTTCTTGCCCCTCCCATTCAAGGGTTTTCTTAGCGTCCTTGATTTGATTGATCCCCAATCTTACCTTAGACAACCCCAACGTGCCCCATTCATCCAAGTATTCCTTGAATGTCATGGGTTTCGTTGCCTTGTACGCCCCTTGATATTCAAGCAAGAGCTCAAGACTCAAGTTTTCGCAATAGCATCGGATGATATGCTCATCTTCTTCAATTTTCATCACATTAAAGAGATATGACTTCTTTTTGTATCGAAAACTAACAAATGAGCGTTCGTTTAAGTGTTTGTAAGCTTTCTCAACAACTGTATCTGACTTGATTTTTTTCTTAAAGACCGAAAACTCAAATACAGATGTGCCTGACTCAAGGGAACGAGTCCATTTGTCGTTAAAAAAATTCAAGGTGGTTTGCTTCTCGTTGTCTATATAAGCAACTTTTTGCAAATTATTGTTATGAATGGTTAATAACATTAAATCCACCTTTCTTCAAATTCAATGGTTACGCTAGGCTTCTTATTGCCCCACGATGATTGGATAATTTCCAACTCTGATTGTCCCGGTGGCAACACTGGCCACAATGAGCCATCAACAATCTGATCTAAATTAGGTAGATTGTTGAGATAGACTATGTCCGTCTCGCTGTTAATCACTAACGAGCTCCCTTGTGAGTATCTGTTTGGGATGTCCTTCGTCCCGTTGACAAAATCTTTTCGATAAACGAAAGAGTCTAAATACATGTGGGTTGGCGCCGGTCTATCATTACCGAATGCCCCCAGCGCTACGTGTACTTTAGCTGACTTTTTGCCTTTGATTTCTGGAACTTTGAATTTTGGATAGCTACCACGCCAAAACACTTGTATTTCTTCGTCCCGACGTTGCAAATCGGATTGCCCGCTGTCTTTATTAAACGGGTTTTCATGCGCATTGTGAGTAGCCCAAAAAGTACCCAGTTTGTGCATGTTATACCCACCAATTCCATTAGATGTCAAAAGGTTGTATTCCGTAGTCAAGCCGTTCCCACGTTTGATGGTTTCGACACCATACAGAAATTCGCCGTTTTCAGCGGTAATGGAAATTTTGATAAAACCAACTTGATTAGCTGGATTTACCCAAAAAATCTGTCTCCACCACATATACTCATTGATAGAGCCCCGTTCTCCTGTGCTATCTGCTGGAATATCCCACGTAAGAGATGCGGCGTTGTTGATTTCTCGACCACTACCCCGATTTGTCAACGCAAGGTGTGGTCTGCCCCACGCATCGACAATTCCAAGTGTCCCATTTAGATTTTGAAGTGTATCGTTTAAGATACCGACGTTCTTCTTCCCTTCTGCTAGACCCTTGACAATCCAATTATTTGAAACATAATCGAACAGAATTTCTGAATGTTTGTAAGGCTCCACGTCTACTTCTTCGGTATTCCCGACCTCGAATGCGAATTTTTCGTTAACTAATCCATAGTAGCCGTTATCAGCGTTAGCTTTTAGCGTGATTATTGGATAGGCATTCTCTGAGCCTTGGTTGTCGATAGAAAAAATCATTTTCCCTTTATCTTCACGAAAATCAGTAACACGCTTGTAAGTAGTCGAATGCGCCACACCGTCCGGCACGATGAATTCAATCGTTGCTTGGTCGTACCAGTCTGAAATACCTCGCAGATTAACCTCACCTTTAACGAGCGCCAAATAATAGCGGTCAGGCTCCGTTGGTAAACAGAGCTTAACCGCCTCTTTTGTATGCAGCACTCTAGCAGCTTCTTCCCTCACTCGGTAAAACTGCCCGTTGTCAGTCGGTGCTGGTTGATTTGGGTCAATAAATGTCATATCAGCTAAATCTCTAGTAGCTAGGCTGACTGTTACCTTAATCTTCTTGGCACCGATATTGACATGTTGAACATTAACGCCAATCGATGGCGCTGAATCTGTTGAGATAGACCGTTCATTTCCTATCTCATGCTCTACTTTGATTAGCTTGAAATAGTTGTTTAAGTCATATCCGTTAAATTGAAATAAAGCCATTATTCAAGCCCTCTCATTCGTTTGTAAGTAAATTCTTGCGCTTTTTGGTAGCTACTCATATCATCAGCCGCTGCATAAGCAAATTCACGGCCATTGATGTTAAGCGAAATCGGACGTCCCACCAAATCGGTGATAAGGTCGAGCGCTTGCTCTAATCTATCCATTCTCGCATCGTCTGCTAATGACAAATCAATGCTACCTCGCATCTTGCCACCATCGAAGCTATCAAAGACATTGTTGTCTTCGAACAGATCACGGGCGCTGATAGCGTAGCGACTAGCAGTGTCGATCATGTCAGCGATTGATGACTTGACATATTTAACACTCTTGTCAATACCAACAGCCAAACCTTGCCCAATATAGATACCGACGTTGTCTCGGAAGAGGCGTGATGGTGAATGAATTTTGGCTGCCGCTTGCGCTGCTCGTTCTGCTTGAGCTACAAGGGCGTTAGCTGCCGCTGTTACTGCTCCTAGAGCTGACAGCATACCTTGAGCCAAACCGTTACCGATTTGCGCCCCAGCTGCTCTCATACGCCCTACCCCAGCATTAGCTCTGGCAGCCGCCGCATTAACTAAGCTATCCATTGCTGAGCCTACTTGCCCAACCGCTGATTGAATCCCGCTTGCGATATTTCGACCAGTCTGAGTTCCGGCTTGACGACCCATTTGAATCATACGCTGACCGCTAGACTGCACAGCTTGTGCCATGCGTTGCATAGCTGACTGGACTTGTCCAGCCGCACTATTCATAGCACTAGCGATAAGTGGTGCGCTAGTGGCAATGCGCATGATAGCTGATGCTGCGTTATTAGCGGTGCTAGCTACGGCTGTAAGGATAGCCGGAATGGTGGCAATTGCAGTTGATAGAGCAGTCATTCCAGTTACAGATTGCATGACTTGAGCATTAAACTGCATGAATCCAGTGGATGCTAACATCAAAGCTGGTGCCATCATGGTTAGTGCCATGTTGAACATATTAAGCGGCATTACTGCTGTCGTGAATTGCATTGTCAATTGTGTTAATGATGTAGCAAACATCATAAATTGACTATTCAGCATAGTTAATGCTGTACCAATTGCAGTCATACCAGTGCCAAACATGGTCATACCAGCTGACACTGTTGTCATGCTGGTAGTAATCATAGTCAATTGACTAGCCAAACTTGTTAAGCTAGCAGTCAACATGGTCATGCTTGCAGTGATTGCAGCCATGCTAGCGCTCAATGTTGTTGAAATAGAGCTGAACTGTGTCAGTCCAGTTGCCGCTTGCGTTAATGCAGGGGCTAGTGTCATGACTTCTGCTCTAAATGTAGTGATAGGTCCTACGATAGCCGTTAACCCAGCAAGTGATTGACTAGCTTGACTAGAGAACGTGCTGAACGCTGTTCCTGCTGATGTCAATAGTGACTGCAAGCTGGTGAATGCTGATTGAATGCTTGTGATTGTACTTGAGAACGAAGTCAATCCAGATACAGCGCTAGACGCTGAACTAGACACCTTGCTCATACCATTTCCAAGTTGAGTCATACCAGTACCGGCTTTCGCAAGCCCCGCTGAGTTGTTACCGATAGAACCGACGCCCTTGGCAACCGCTGCAAGAGATGCAGCCATGTCTCCAAGGTTAGTATTGGTAATCTTAACAACACCATTCGCAAGTTGGTTGAACCCAGACCCTGCTTTCTGTGCTGCGGTACCGATTGAGTTGAACACATTAGCCAATCCATCGAGAACCGATTTAATAGCGCTGCCTGCTGATGTAATCACGCTTGAAATACCTTCAAATGCTGACTTAATACCGTTGCCAATACCTTGAGCCGCTGTACTGATTGACGTTCCGACTGACTGAACCACGCTAGCAATACCTTGCAAGGCTGCTCCGATAGCTGAACCGGCAGCGCTGATAATACTTGCCACACCACTTAGAGCCGTACTAATAGCCGTACCGATACCCATTGCAGCCGTAGCGATTGCCATTCCTGCTGCTGACACAACCGATGCAATGCCACTAAATGCAGCACTAATCACACCACCAATTGCCGTGATGATAGGAACAATTTGAGTGATTGCTGTAACAATCGCTGAAATAACTTGGCTGATGATAGGTGCAAGAGTTTGAACAACTGTAACAATGGCAGAAATCACTTGACTAATAACTGGTGCCATTGTCTGAACGACTGTAACAATCCCTTGAATCAAGGTTATAATAACTGGTGCCGTTGCTTGGATACCTTGCACGATTACTTGTAAAACCATTGCAATCTGTGGCCCAAATTGACCGATTACTTGAGCAACTTGAACGATACAGTTTGAAATCACTGGAGCGATTGCCACGATAGCGTTAGCAATGATTTGAGCTACTGCCGTGATGGTGTCCCCGATGATTTGGACAATCGGAGTGAATACCTCGATGATTCCACTGATTGCAGCGCCCAAAGCAGTAACCCAGTTTGACAATGCATTAATAACGTTTGGCAACACACCTAGAATAGAAGTCAATGCTGCTCCAAACGCTGTAACGAATGGCGCTGCATTTCCTAGAGCACTTCCAGCGGCTTCTACTAATGGCGCTAATTTGGCGAGTCCTGGTGCTGCTTCACCGACTGCCTTAACAACGATACCGAATGCCGTGCCAAACGCTTCAACGATAGTCCCTGCTGCCTTTCCGATTCCTTGCACAACTGTGCTAAATGCTGAGCCTACGGCATTTAGGATTTGTGAAACACCTTGAGACTGAGTGGCTAAAAGTGCGAATCCCGCTGAGATAATAGCAAGCCCTGTACCAATTCCGACTGCTGCGATAGCTACGGCAGCACCGAATGAAAGCAAGGTTGCTGGGTTGAGGCCTCTCAAACCTTGTAAGGCGATTTTGATAGCTGTACCAATTCCCTTAAATGCTGTAGAGATACCTGTTCCGATACCCCGGGCAGCTTGTGAAATTGCTGAACCAGCGTTTTTAATCACGCCACCGATACTCTCAAACACTTGGGCAATCTTGCTCTTGCCACTGCTTGCACTAGTAGCAGCTTGAGCCATGCCTTCTGCTGCATCACTTCCGAACTTCTTGAACGGATTGAGAGTTTTAAGGAAGTTCAGTCCTCGCATAGCTGCACTAATTGCTGAAATACCAGCCTTTGCAGTCATAAACGCTGCTACCATTCCCAAAATCCCGCTAGTAATGCCATTGAGCACCCCTTTAGGTAGGCCGCTTACAAATTTAGCAACCGCTGACGCTGCTTGTGATACCCATTTTGCTAGCGTCCCAAACGCTGAGCCAATGCCTGAAATGATCGACTGCATTTGTGAGCTACCTAATACCTCAGCGAATGAGGAACCGATAGTTTTGACAGCGTTCCAAGTATCTTGCACCGCTGCTTTGAATGACTGGAACGCTCCCGTGTCAGCAAATGAGCTGATGAAACTTCTGACTGATGTTGTGGCAATATTCAAGGCTTGTGAGATACCGTTAGCAATGTCACCAAAGACTGAGCCAATGCCCTGCATGAGCTTACTACCGTCAATCTTGCTGAATAATTGCTTGATTGAGCTTGAAATGTAAGTGAAGGTTGCGCCTAGATTCTTCAAGGCTCCCGTATTTGAAAAGCCTTTCCAAAAAGCTTGCACGGTTTGACTTACGCCTTTAACCGCTTCATCAATCCCATTACTAAGGCCGTTTGCAAACCTCTGCACAGAAACTTCATTGATTTTACCAAGAGTATCAATGATGCCCTCGATTCCTCTAATGGCTTTGTCGCTTAGTTTTTCAAAGACTGGTTGCAATTTCGTAGAGACCGTTTCATACAGTCCCCCGACAGCCTCATCCACTGACTTATATCTAGTGGCTAAGTGCTGCATAGAGTCACCGGCTCGCTTGAATGCCTCTGCAAAATCCTCAGTCTTAATCTCGCCGTTCTGGATTTTACTTACAAGATCATCCAGAGACATGCCCATCTCTCTAGCAACGGCAGCCATTCCCGCTGGTGATTGCTCCATCATCAGCTTGAAATCTTGCCATTGAATTTTAGGTTTAGTCATTGCTTGGACCATTTGCTGACTCAAGGTTTTCATAGCTTGTTTTGGGTTTTCAGCTGATGCAGCAAGTCCACCCATAGCCTTTACCAAGCTTCCAGCATCCTTACGGCCAATAGCAGCCATTTGGGAGAATGTAGTCCCCATATCGGAGGCTGAGTAGATGGTTTGTGTTGCATAATCTTGCATCGCTTTCTTAGCTGACGCAATCTCTGATTTCCCCCAACCAAGCTGACTTAAACTTCCGTCGAAAGTTTTCCAAGCCTTAGTAGAGCTGTTTAGTTCTCCGACTAGCCCTCTGACCCCACTAGTCAATGCACCGATTCCCTTAGTAATACCAGCACTAACTAAATTAGCACCCAAAACACTTTTGAAAACCGAGCCTAACTTGGTGCCAGTTTTGCCCAAATTCTCAGCGTTTTGCTGTGCTCTTTTGAGTGCGCTAGACATGCCGTTATCTTGAGCGCTTAATATCGCTCGGACGTTAAACGTTTTATCTGCCATCTAGCAACCCTCTTTCTCGTTTGTAATTAAGATTATTCATAGCCCGCTCTAATAGCTTGCTGTTAGTGATCTTTTCACCCAACACCTCACGGGCTCGTTCTTTAGCATTATAGAAGTCGTCAAATTTCTCGAAGTAGTACTTCTTGCCGTCTTTCGTCGTAGCGTTTGCCAAACGATTAAGATAAGCGAGTTGATAGATTTCTCTTTCTTTATTCAGATAGCGTTTCTTATACGCTTTCTGATAGAGCTTCATCTCTTTAAGCGTCATTCTTCGAGCTTCGAGCAATGACACACCAAAATCAGCCATAGCATTAGTGATTAATTCCTCGTATGTTTCAGCTGAGTTTTGGCTATCACTTGCGTTTGGGACTACGCTGTTGCGTCTTCCACTCGTTGGACGGTTGCTTTCGTCAAAGGTTGCGTACGCAATGCTGATAAAAAATCTTCAAAAAGTGTGTCAAGTTGGTCTTTCTCAGCTACTTCAACAACATAAGCTTCAATGCCTTTAACAGACGGTTTTTGACGCTCTGTGATAGTTGCTGCTTGAATGAGGTCAAGCAAGATTACTGGATTTTTTTGTTGCAAATCAACGACTGCGTGCTGTACACCGAAACCGAACGAAACACCACCGTCTGAAACAGAATAGCGTTTGTCAAGCTCTCGAATGAAGTCGAAGCCGTAAGTCAAAGTGTAGTCTTTATTATCGATAGTGATTGTGTTCATTGTTTGTTTACTCCTATTTTTTTCTAAAATAAAAAGCCAAACTGAAACAGCTTGGCTCAAGATAATTACATACTATTAGAGGGAATTGATCGCAGTAGTGTCTTGGAATGTATATTGAATTTCCTTAACTTGTTCATCTGTCAACGTAGCTTCGCCAGCTTGCGGTTTACCTTCAACTGACATTTCTGATTCAATTTCCACAAGTTCCTCAACGTTAGCTGGCACTTTCCAACTAGACAAGCGACCAATAGCATAAAGAGCGCCATATTTCCCGTTTGATTTCTTGTCTGACAAGTCGATTTCCCAAACTTCAACTTTGTAGCCGTCTACTACTGATTTCTTCAACATTTCGTTGAGTTCGTCTTTTGTTCCGATGGCAGTGATTGAAAGTTTAGTTTCAAGACCACCGTCTGCAACTACGGCACCATCTTTGGTTTTTGTAGTATCTGCATCTCGTGAGTATTCCCACTCATGCTCTGTTTGCAAGGCAAGTTTAGCCGCTGCTGTCTTGTCTCCGAATTTACGGAACATCAAGATTTTTTCTTTCCCAAGTTGGGCTTCTTTGACTTTAGTTTCAGCCATTTCTTCCTCCTAATTAAACAAATTTAAAATACGTATACACGATGAAGTGATATAGGACTTCATCCGTGCTATTGTCTCGATTGCTATCGATTGATGACTGGTTAACCTCTGCTGAGAATTGCATGCCGTCAATGTTTTTGATAGCAAAAAAGCTAGACATTAACTGTCCAGCCATATCTGATAATAATTTTCGGTCATCCACACGCCCCCAAACATGCACCGTAGACGATAAACGCCCTATTAAGTGCGATTTGGTAGCTTGTGGCAAGACCTTTGTTTCACCCATGACTACGAATGGATAGGCCACGTTTTCGGGTGGCAAATAAGTATAGGTGTCGTATCCCAACTCACTACTAATCCGAAACATCTTGTCATGAAGTAACTGATCTGGTTGTTTCATGTTTCATCCCATTTAGCCATTTCTTCGACCATTTCTGGCACTACTTCTTCGAGCGCCGGTTGCATGAATGGCTGTGCCTCCATCTTCCGTGTTCCTACCTCGACATAACCTGAGTAGCTAGTTAATGCTTGGATAATAGCTTGATTGCCTCCGGCTTGCAAGGTAATGCTTCTACGAGTAGCACCCGTTGAATAACCTTTGGTGAATTGCGCCTTGTTAATAGCAGTCTCTTTGACTTTAGCGCCATACTTTCGCAAAACCTTTAAGCGTTTTTCGGGCGAGGCGTTTCTCAAAAGGCTTTGGGCCATTTCGTCCAAACCTTCAAATTCTAGCGTCCCCATTATTTGCCTACCTTGTTAGCGTAGATGACGTTACGACCAGCTAAATAGTCCCTAACAGTAACGGGCTTGTATTTAGAGCCATTGTATTCGATTGTGTCGATTCCAACTGTTATAGGACTTCTAAATCTAATGACGATGCTATTAGTATTTAATAGGTCTCCTAGTTTAGCTTGTAAGTCAAGGCTGGCACCAGTGACATTGCACGCTATCGTTCTAGCCCACTCCTTGCCACCTACCATGCGACCTGATTCGGGATCATAGCGCTTATTTGTCTTATCGTGATATTTTAGCACTACGGTATCAGCGTATCTCATAGAAATAGCACCTCGCCCTCTTTAGCTTGCCCAGAATTGCCGTATAGACGCTGTAACATATCATCATAAGGCTTAAACTCGTTCTCGTTGTCGTAATACGACATAGAATGGCCATCTACTGACTCAGATTTAGCACCCTCAGCACCCCGACGATTGAAACGCTTGATTACGCAATCTTCGAAAATGAATGCCAATTTGTTGTCGATTTCTTCGACACCGTACTCAGATTTGAAGTGATTAACGACACGCTCTAACAGAATTTCAAGCAAGTCATCGTCGTTAGTGTTAAGGTCAACAGAGACATTTTCAATAATTTGGTCTTTATCTAACGTCTTCATGCCATACCTCGCTATTCAGCAGTTTTCTTAGCTCTAGTCTTCTTCGGTTTGTCGTCTTGCACGTACCCCAACTCAATAAGTTCCTCAGTACGTTCGCCGTCGTACAGATCACCGGCGTAATAAACTGTGCCGTCGGTTTTATCCATAAACGCTTTTAATACGATATTCATAATCGATACCTATTAGAGCGCTGGAATTACAGTAAGCATGTAAACATCATCCAAGCGCTCGAATGATGGCAATGCTACCATAGACACTTTAGTTTGGACGTTAACTGGATCAGTAGTCTTAGTTGTTGTAACCGCAATACCGTTATTGACGATTTCAACATCAGCATTAACAGTGTTATCAGCGAACAAGTCTGATTCTTCTGGAGTTGTACCAAATACAGTATTACCAAGAGCACCGTTAGGGATAAGTGTCAAATGTCCGTCTGGGAAGAATTTAGAAACCTCACCCTTGTCGTTGCGGTAAGTGCCGTTCTCGAGAACGATAGACACACCGAAATTGTCAGAGATATAGTTTTCGAGTTCAGATTTAGTAACTGCTGCGCCGTCACCAGCAAGAGGTTTGATGACTTTAACAGTAGATGCCGCCTTACGGATAAGACCGAATGTTTTAGCGTTCATTACCGCACGCTCTGGGTTAAGTCCAAGTTCACGCGCTGTTTCAATAGCTTCTTCAAGGTCAGCAAGAGGTTTAGCGTCCGCCTCAGCCCAGCTCTTAGTTACTTGTTTCTTGTGCTCAGTCTTAACACCGTAGTCAATATCTTTGTTGACGCCGCCGCTCGTAAATGCAATTTTACCAGTAGCAAGCACTTGCATGCGCATAGCTTCAAGACGGGCACGCGCACCGTTGATAAGTGTCACATCGTCATTAAAAATGCCGGCTACGATTGTGTTGACCAACGCTTCATTGCCGGAATCTTTCACAAGATTAAGTTGTTGACGGTCATTTTCCTTAACAAGCATAGCTTCTTTAAAAAATGGCATTTGTTCGTCGTGCATTTCAGCGCTAACACGGTCACGGATTGTAACGTTAGTGTCGAATGCAGCGGCTTTCAAAACGACAGCTTGACCAGACGCTCCTTTGACGTAGGACAATTTAGTTCCAAGTTGTTTGCGTGCTGGGAAAATAGACTCACCCAAAGTTGAGTTAACATTTTCTTGAAGTGCGTTGAAGTAACCAGCGATATTAGATGCGGTTACTTTATCGTAAATAAGTCCCATGTTTTAATAGTCCCCCTTTTATTTCTCAGAGATAAATTTAACGAGTGGCAAAGCTTTCTTAACGGCGTCGTCTACCTCGCCACCGTTTACTTTGTTTTTATAGACCTCACCAGCATAGAGCACTGAAACGGCGTTCTCAATTGTCAAATCTACGTCGTAGAGAACGATTCCTTCTGGTGCTGTTTTGTTTTCCACAACGGCTTTTGTGCGATCATCAAAGATTGAGCCGTCTTTACCAGCTACCAATGTACCGGCTTTGATGTACTTCTTGCCGTCCACCAATACACCGTCATAAGTTTTGTCTACTGTCGCCGCTACTGCTTTGTAAGGCAATGAGCGAACGATGTTAGAAGTGTCAAAGATTTTAGTTGTTGACATTTAAAAAGTTCCTTTCTGTTTTAGATAAAACGAGCAGCCGTAACGCTCGTAGACTTAGCAAGTTGAGCCCCAAAATTGTCCGTTTGAGTATCACCAATGCTTGCAGCTTTAGGCGTATTTTGGCGGATAGTAGCTTTGACTTGACTAGCAACGGCATCATTGAAGACTTTTTCAAATGTACCGACCAATTTAAGAGCCTCAGCGGCATTTTCAGCATGGCTAAACATATCAGCCAATTCAACTGGCAAGCCTTTTGAGACGAGGTCTTCTTTTACCGCCATATTCAATTTTTCAAATTCAAATTGTGCTACTTGTTTTTCAAATTCTGCTTTCTGGTCTTCAAATTCCTTGCTCGCACGCTCAGCAGCGGATAATTTTGAATAGTCTTGTTCTTTTTGTAGAGCTTTGGCGATAGCTTCATTCACTCGTGTTTCTTCGCCCTTTTTTTGATTCTTCAAAGCAGTTTGGACTGCCTTGTTAACAATACTATCCAGTTCTGACTGTGATTGCGGCGCTTGGAAGTCGCTCGGTTGATTGTTATCAACGTCATGGCTTACTTCTGTAGATTCGACCGTTTCGACTGTTGTGTTATCTGTTTCCATTTTGTTCTCCTATCTAGTCTCGCAAGCGATACCCTTTCTAAGCCACGTTAAGGCTAGCTACGCCCTATCTAGTCTTGTCTAGTGTATTTACCCGCAAGCCACGGTAGTAATGTTTATTTAGGGCTTAAAATAGCCCTATGCACCATTAGAGGCTCGCCCTCTACGGTTTCTTGAAAACATGGTGCACTATTCCACCTCAACTACTGCACACCGGCAGTAAGGATGAATAGGCGGCGCATTCGTTCCGATTTCCATATCAGCGATTCTGACAGGATTCTTTTCCGTCTCCTCGCCAATGCCTTTACAAATCGAACACGCTCGGCTTTCTGGCATAAGTTTGAAATACTCAAAGCCGTTCTCTTTCATAATGTCTTGCTGAGCTAACGTCTGGACTCTAGCATGCTCTGTGATACCCAAGCGTTCTGCATTGGTACGTGATACATCCATGTGCTTTGTGATACGCCTTGCAATCGTCAAACCGTTATCACCACGAATTAGAGCCCTCGTTACTTCTGTCCTAACCAGTTGCCTTAACTGTGCATTTCTGCCCCAGATACGATCTGACCACTTAGCCCCCTCGAAGTTAGCGTTAACTGCCGTTTCCATTGCATGAGCTAAGATATTGCCTTTTAACACACTCTGATCTAACAAACTGCCTCTCGCCATCTCAGCTTTATAAGCAGTGTTTAGGTACTCACGCATAAGCTTTTCTTCACCCTCTGCAAGAGACATCAATTCAAGCTCTAACTGTTGGATAAGCAGCTCACGCCTACCAACTGACATCGAGAAGTTGTAATTCCTTAACTCCTCGTTAGCCGTAGCACTGAAATCTTTCTCAGCAACGTAGCGTCTAGCTTTGCTTTCAAAGCCTTTAATATCGAATTCGTTAGCTCGTTTCTTAGCATCTTCAACAGCTAGCCCGTTCTTTTCAGCGAAGTTCTGGATATAAGCGTCAAGTTCTTTGCGTAGCTGACCTAATTCCATTCTGTAGAGGTCTTCGAGCTCTTTCTTAAACTCTCTCTCCGTTTTTTTGTCAGCTCGCTCTCTCTCACGTTGGGCACGCTCTGACCAATACGTCATACTTCAACCCTCGTAGAATCGTTTGTGTATTTGCCTACGTGATTATTAAAATCGCTAGAATATCCCTTAATATCGATTTCAGACACCTCTCTGTTCATTCTGTCGAGTTCCTCGACTGGACTTTCGACCAATCCAGACAAACTTAGAGCTGTTTCTTGCGACACTTGACCACCCAAACCGGCCAATACTTCAACTTGTTCAGCAAGCGAACGAGGTAAGTTTGGAGTGAAGATAATATTCAAGAGACTTTCGTCAAAATCTTTAAATTCGTTGACTAACGAGCCAATACGAGCAGCAAGACGATAGCGGCGTTTCAATCCTTTTGTGAATTGAGATTGCGTGTCGATTCTGTCTTGATCTAACCCAAATAATTTGTATTTTAATGCCTCACCAGACGTATTTCCGCTGAAATTAGTGTCTGACATATCGGGTGTGTTGGTAAATACATGGATATCCTTGTTTAAGCGTGTCTTATATGCTTCAACACCAGTCACGTCGTAAGCCTTCGTGAGGTATTCAGCTTTAACCGCACCCTCTTTGCCATCCGCCGATTTAGGCGGTTTAAGCTGCATTAAACGAGTACGTTTCATATCGCTAGCCTTCATGCCTTGAGGCAAGGCAAGGTCCCCATAGATAGCAAGGATAGCGTCTGCCATGTCGCTCATGTGATTTGCTGTGTCAGATTCTGCACTGTCGTATAGATCAATCAGATAGAGCTCAGTTTCATAGTCGCCGATGCCATCTACGTTGTTTAGAAACTCCGTAATCGGTACAGTACCGAATGCGTGAGCTGCCACTGAGATTTCACTGAAACTATCTGACACGTCAAGCGTATAGATATAGTCGGCTGTGTAAACTTCCACAACCTCTTTGGCACTCTCTAGTGTTCCACGCTTGTAATATCTAACGGCTGCGATTGAGTTATCTTCCAGTGAGTTGTCGTAAATCACAAACGTATCTAGCGGATTAAGGCGCTTGATACGTGTTTCATCATACTCACTTCGATAGATAAGTTCATAAGCTCTGCCTGTTTGCGATAAATCTCTGATAAGCGTTCTATTATGTGTATCAATATCATTGATTCGACCAATACGCTTAATTGCTTCATCGTTTTGCGAGTGATCGTTATTGTCATCGTATTCGACACGGATAGGATTGCCAGCTAAATAGCCCGTTTTAAACTTGCTAATCATACGGCCATAATTATGTACGGCTCGTTTGTCAGCCATTTCCTTATCCTTACGACGCCCAGATTTAAGAACGTCGTGGTTTTCACCTCTTGCATAGTCCATAAGCTCTTGGATTCGTGGGGCTTGTCTCAATTTGTGGTGATTGACGAAATGTTTCAACAATTCCCAATTACCAGCCATGAGTTCCTCTAAGCTATCAGCTCGATAGCGAATGCGAGATCCACGATGGAAACGCAAGTTTAAAACTCGGTCTTGACCGGTGCTATCTGTAAATAGTGTTCGTTCCATCATTCCTCCTAACTAAACATATTTAGCAAGTCGTCATAACTTGCTCTTTCCGTACTACCGATGACGAAATCAGAATATATAGCGTATCTCACACTATCCAGCACGTCATCAAACTCTTTTAGCGGTTCATCTTTCGTGCTGTTTTCTTTCCACCGGTACTGGAATATCTCATCAAAAAAACGAGGTACGAAACCCCGTTTAACGTATAATTTGCGTTCTTTAAACAATTTAGCGATAAGCTCGATACCGGCTATCACTGACTTGTTAGCATTACTGATATCAAACCCTTCGTTCTCAAATCTTGCTACGTGCTCTGGACGGGCGCTATCAGCATAGAATGGAATGCCGCCGTAGATGCCAGTTAGTTTCCTAGCTTGCTCTACCCACCAATCAATCTCTTTGAATTGCGCTGCTACGCCATCAACAAGATAGTAGTTGCCATCCACATCTTCACCAACTACCACGATAGAGCCGTAGTGAGTATATCCCCAGTCAATGCCAGCAAAGTAGCGCCTCATGTCTGGCAATTCATCAACTACATGAATCTTACTGTCATAATCAGCGTATATAGCACCCTCTGCCACTGTCCAAAGCCCGAGGATATCTCTATCATAGAATTTTCCTTTGGGCGTTGCTGCTTTGATAGAATCAATATAGCGTTTTGATAGAAAAGTATTATCGTCAAGCTTGAAACTAAAATCTATAATCTTACCATCGTTCTTACCAATGTAATCTCGATTCAGCCAATGATTCGGATTGTCTGGGTTACTATCCCACACCACACGGGCACCCTCACCAGAGCAACGTGAGATAATTTCTTTGAATACAATCTCATTCGCTAGTGACGCCTCGTTTACATAAGCTCCGAACGCTGTAAAACCACGGGCACGCTTAAGCCCAGATATAGAACCAGTGTATACTTGCACGACCTTTACACCGCAAAATACGAAAGAGCCATGCTTGTCATACTTAGGCTCGAAACCGTATTTATTATAAAGCTCTTGCAACACGTTATTCTGTATAGCTGTTGACGATGTCCCCGCTAAGATGTAGATAGGCTCATCCACACCTAAACGGTCAGCAATTTTTCTGACACGGCTTAACTCGGTTACAAATGTGTCATTGTTAACCACTGTCTTACCAGCACGCTTGGCGCCATGAAGACCGCATATAAACCAGTCATGATTCCAAATGTAGTTCAGCACATCTAACTGTCGCTTGGTATAGAGCTTACTCAAGTCCATTGCTTACCGCTCCTTTGATGATATCTAGGAAGCCAGCGATTTTCTCGTCTTGTCCTTCATCACCGCCTATTTGAGACTTAAGTTTCTCAATCTCAAGTTGCAATTTCTCAGCTTGTTTAGCAGTCGGATAGCGTTTCAAGATTTCAGTTATAGCCTTGATAACTGTGTTATTGTCAGCTTTCTTCGTAACCCGCTCAACTTCACCAGTGACCGGATTCATCATGAGAACTTCCTCATCACGCTTACCCCTTGCAATGTCTGATAAGATGGACAAGGCTTCCTTCGCATCCATAATGTTCTCGCTGTGCATTTTCTCAACTTCGGCGTCGATATAGCTCTTAATTTCAAGTTTTTTCAAGTTTTGCCCAGCGATACGCCCTGCCGTCTTTTCGCTATATCCAGCGTTGATAGCTGCCTGTGTGGCGTTACCTAGCTTAATATACTCGCTAGCAAATAATTTCTGTCGTTGATTTAGCCCAATATGTCCACCTCCTTCGTTGCTAGATTTTTGTGCATAAAAAAGACAACCCACAAAATGAGTTGTCTAGCTATAATTATCAATACTAATATTATATCGCTAATAAACGTTCAAATTCTAACAGTTATCAAGTGTTTTCTTCGTCTTAATCTCCCAGAAATACAAGACATTCGCCGTTGCGGTAATTCTCCGCAAACTCCAAAATTGCCTGTTCTCTCATTCGATAATATTCGCTTTCTGAATATCCAAGGTCCATATAGACTTCAATGTTGTACTGTTTTCTGTTTCTGCAATAACACTCTATCAATATCTGGCTGTAATGCCTATCTGATAGTGCGTTGATAGCTCTAACGATAGCTTGCAGGTCTTGTTCAGCGGCTACCTTGCGTGTTACCATGCTTTCGGTCTGACTATGGACCATGCCGTCGAATGATTTGGGTTCTAACGAGAATGAAGCTGTCACTTTAGGGGCGTATTCCAAGCCCGCTATCCGTGTTAGCATGCGATACCTTCTTAGCACCTTTATAGCTTTCTTTTTAGTTGCGGTTTTATCTACTTCCGCAAATAGATTGATACTTGCCATGACACCCCTCTTGTGTGATATAATAGTTATATCGTCTTTCAGAAAGTGCCGGCCATTGTGTCGGTCTTTTTTATTTTCTTCGGCTCAAGTATTAAGAGATATGAAAAGATTGAGTTTGTGAGCCTTGTTGTCACCTCCTTTCTAGCCATAGACACCAGCAAGGCCTTTGGCTTTGTTTTAGTAATGCGATATCGATAAGAAAGAGGTGTTTTCACATCCTTTTTTCTTAAATTTGCTGGGTTTGTTTGGACAAGGTCTGTCAGCTTGTCCGGTGTTAAAAAGTGTTAAAAGTGTCCAAGCCACTAAAAATCTTTATTCATTTTTTATTTTTAGTGATGACAGACAATGACTGGCAAGAGGAATCGAACCCCTTATACAACCATTCCAGTCTGCGATATAGAAATCATTTTGGAGGTTTTCCTCCTTTTTGAAATAATACAAAGAATAAAGTAAGTAGAATTATGGAGATTTCAGTTTCGCATTGCAGGCATAAAGCCTTGAATAATCACGTCACCAGTAAAACGCTTTAGATTTGTGAATGAAATAAAAAAGGTTCCTCGTTTCTAATTGTTTATTTACTGGTAATAGCTAGCGAGGGAGTCGAACCCTCATAAACCGTTCTAGCTACACGCCTAACGCATAGGCTGTATAAAGAGCTTTTCTGACCGTGGTCTTCTCACGACCTACCTTGCCTTTGTTACGATATTTAAGAATGATGCGACCAACTTCGTCATCCAAAGTTTCGGACCATTCGTAGTTATTGAAAACAAAATCAACAATCTCGCTGAATAACTCTCTCGAAAGTAGCCCTTCCATTTGAATAGCTTTTAAAGGGGTTAGAGCAGCTTTCTCCGCATAGCACAGATTGAGGGCGTTTTGGGTTCTGTTAGCATTTTTCTGGTCGCACCCTTTAACCTCTCTAATATAGTTGTTTAGATTGTTAGGGTGTTCCTTGCGTAGTTCTTCCACTTCCTCTTGGAAACGCTTGAACAGTCCCTCTGGCAGTCCAGCGTTGATTTTATCCAAAACCGGCTTAGTGGTTTTACCCCTTGTATAGTGTGTAGACAGATAATCTTGAAGGTCGTCGAATAGTTCATCGGAAATAATGCCTTCTAGTCTGTCTACAGTAGCTGGCGATATCCTCGCACGTTCCACGACTGCGCTATTAAATGCTTGGTAAATGATACGTGCTTGCACTTCACTGCACTGTTTCACATCTTGGAAAAACTGCTTATAAGAGCCTTTTTTGTGAGCTTTTTTCAGTGTTGCATGTTCATCTACCAACCGCTGATATAATTCTGGCGTCAGTCCTGAACGTTTGTATTTAGTCATGGCTCACCTCTGCCAGTTCTGGATTTGTGTGTATGTTTCCGATGATTTCGAGAATTTTAGCAACCGTTTCAACATCTTCCTCAAAATCTTCGATAGTCGAACCGTCGCTAAAAAATCTCTCAATACCGTTGTCGTCAACCATATAGAATCCTAGCGTCGGATGGTTTTTGATATCCCCCGTCGTGTGTCCGTCAGTCACGACATCTCCCTCAAAAATTTCTTTGCCATTCATGTCTTTGAGGCCTGTGGACTGCATTAAAACGATATCATCGGAATCGTAGCGACTTGCTTTCTCAAAAAAGAGTGTTTTTACGCAAATTTCTTTTTTTTCGAAATCGATAGACATAATATCGTCAGCTTCATACATCGTTTTATGGATTTTATCCCACGCTCTATATCTTGGAATCATTGCCCTCTCTCCTTCAAATAGCTAGGGATATCATCCCCAATATTTACCGCATCGTATTGCTCCTTGCTGACAAGGAATTTTCCGTAAGCCCCACAATCAATCGTGTAGAGCTTTCCGACCATAGATTTCCCAGTAACTTTGCCATGTAATTCGACGGCGTTGTCTGCCTTGTGGATCACCACGGTCTCAATAGGTCGGTTAACCACTCGCAGGACAGTAGTCACGTTAATGGCTAGTGATAGCACTAATAGGACTGTGGCTATCGTTAGATCTTTATGTTTCATAAATACCTCGCTATTTCTTTAATTACATTGACGGTCACGCTATTACCTGCCTGTTTATACAGCTGACTGTTACTATTGACCTCTTGCGCCCTGTCAAACGCCCAATCTGGGAAACCTTGCAATCTCCAGCACTCTCTAGGTGTTAGCTTTCTGATTCTGAAATTAGGCATTACCACACCTTGACTATCACCAGTTACCAGTGTGTTAGCAATTCCTTCACCAACCCTTCCTCTACGTGTTTTGGAGTTAGGGTGCGACAAATTAACACTATCCCCCACACTTGCTTCAGCGTATCCTTGCTTAGTCGCTTCACGGACACGGATTTTTTTAATCTCGTTTGGTATAGCAACTTGTTTAGGCCCTTTGTAGTCTGTTGCTGTCAACGTTCCCACAATCCCTTTAGGATCCATGCACTATGTTTCTAGTCCCTTGAGCTGTTCCGTTAGGGTTTTTAGTGTTTCCTAAAATATTAATTCCTAACCGTTCAGCACTAGATTTCTCGTCTTTTCCTCCGATAGGAAAAATCTTTCGTCCACGTTGTCCTCTAAGATGTCCGATAATGAACACACGTTCCCGATTTTGTGGCACTCCGAAATCTTTACTGTTAAGCACTTGCCATTCCACATCATACCCGAGTTCATCCAACGCTGAGAGGATTGTCTCAAAGGTATCTCCCTTGTCGTGGTTAAGGAGTCCTTTGACGTTTTCAAGGAATAGATACTTAGGTTTGAGAATAGCGGCGAACCTTGCGATTTCAAAGAAGAGAGTTCCTCTAGTATCTTCGAATCCTCTTCGATGTCCTGCAATGCTGAAAGCTTGACACGGAAATCCTCCGCAAATTGCGTCAACGTGTCCGATGTTTCTGATTTCGTCATCTGTGACTGTGGTAATGTCATGTAATTCTATCTCTCCTTCAGTGTTATGAATTGCCTTGTAACTCGCTCTAGCAAATTTGTCGATTTCACAGAATGCTACACATTCATGACCGGCGCTCTCCATTCCAAAACGAAAACCACCGATTCCTGCGAATAAGTCAATGAATTTCAAAGATCTTCCTCCTTGACGAATGTTCCATTTACCATCTTTCCTTTTCTATTCTTGATTTCCTCGTATGCAATACTTAGACACTCAGTAACATCTAGGTCTAGTTGATGTGCTAGTACGATAATCGTTACTAGCGTGTCACCGATTGCGTCCTTGAGTGCTGCTTGTGGTTCCGTGAATTTAGTCGGTTTCAAGAGTACGTCCCGAATTTCTCCGACCTCTTCCGTGATACGCATCCACTGAATCTTAGGGTCAGCTTGCCTAAGGCCGCGTTTGTCAGCCCACTCGTTAATTTTATTGATTAGGTTATTCATCCGTTACCTCTTTCACTTCCACTCCTGGACAAGAGAACACCCAGCCGAAATCAGCATCTTCTAGCTCTTTGCGGGTATGGTTTGCTCGAAATCTTTCAAGTTCTGTTTTCGATGCAAAAAGCCATCTTTGAGTGTTTGTATCTTGATTGAGGTATTTACTGTATCCACCAATCCCTTTAATTCGAACCGTATACCTAGTCTCCTTCTCTACCTCATAGCCGAATCGGTGCATGTTGACGAGGGTTGTGAGTGCTTGTGTGCTGTAAGTATGAGACATCCATCTTTTGAAGTCATCCCATGGTATCTCATCCCAATTAACTAGATATTCCCAAATCGACTCGTTTAGTTCTTCTTTGTGTTCTTCATACCAATCTGCCACGTACTGCGGCACTATTGGTTTAGGAAAGAACGAATCATATAAATCTTCAGCGTGTGCTATTGAAAGGCGTCCTGCTGTTGCTATTTTCTGTACTGCTTCATCCTTGTTCATCATTTCGTACTCTCCTTGTAAATGATTAGTGCTGATGTATGGTAATATGTAGCGCTAACGCCACTGTCGGCCACAGCTGAAATATTTGACTGATATTTGATATCAATGATTTCAATTTGTGGATTCTCTTTGATAAACCCATTAATCAAATCGTCGATTTCTTGGTAATTAGTAAATCCATATTCAACCTCTAACCACTTCGTTCTAATCATCAATTTCCTCCATCCAGACAGTAGCGTCCACTGCCATGCTTAGTTTTTTCAATGCTTCAACGTGGTTCAGTGCCTTGTCCTTATCTGTGAAATGGCACTCTTTAACATCATCCATCGTGCGTGCTACTCGTACTATCCACCGCATTCGACCAACTCCACTGTATACATCCTAGAATTGCGATATTTGACACCTCGTAAGCGGTGCAATTCGTTGATAGCGTCATTCTTATTGTTGAAAATATGCTCACTGTCTGGCATATTGTCGTAATACACGATTACTTTATATTTCATAGTTTTACCAATCTCCTTCCGTTGTCGCTGGTTCTTCGGGCGTACACTGGTGTGCCGTAATGACTGATTGAGTTAATTGACACACCTAGTTGTTCAGCGATTTCACGCTTAGTACCCATCGCCAATAGCTCGTCGCCCTTATATAGCGCATACTCTTTTACTTGCATAATTTCATCATCCTCGTTAGTAATTCTTCATCCGGTAACTGTTCCAGCGTTAGAATGCGGTTGAGTTTCTTTACGTTGATTCCTAGCTTAGCGCTTATAAATTCGATATCTTCGTGGTTAGCCCAGAACCACTTCGAAAATGCTTGCGCTTGGCCTAATACGCTTGTGTGTCCGTGACTGCTCGGAGCGTATACACCTACTAACTTGTCTTTGTATCTACTGTTCATCCAAGCTCATTGATTTCAAATTCAATGCGTGGGTTAGGACTGTACTTCTTGCGAGCTATTAAACCGCAAACAATACTGTCATCCGTCCAGACGATACCCTTCTTATCAACCTTGTTATATCCAGCGGTCGAGATGCTATCGAACAATGCTTTGACTAGATTGTCAATATCTGGTTTTTTCGCATGCCAAAGCCTTTCATCCATGAATTTCTTGAATGTATCCCACGTTTTAGCTCTAGCTTTTGGCGTGGGGTTTTTCGATACGTTCAAAGGTGCCTTCATGTAAAAGGTGACATCAACCATAATCGGGCCGTCAAAGAATTGCCCGTTATATTCTTGCTCGATAAGTTGCGAGCACTGACGACGCCATGCTTTCATTTTAGGGTCTTCATAAGTTCCAAACTTGCTAAATCGTGGCCTTGTTTGTGGTTTTGGCTCGATGTTTAAAGTCATTTTCATAGTTTCACCTTAGAAGGGTAGGTCTGAATCTTGGATATCCATTGGGTTTGAATTACCGTATGGGCTGCTTTCTCTTGCAAAGTTTGGCCCTTGTGGTTGCGGTGCTTGCTGACCATAAGGCCCTGCATAGCCGTTGCCATTGCCAAACGCTCCCGATGTGTTGCCTTGAGTAGTATTGCCACCTTCACGCGCCGCTCGGCTTTCCAACATTTGAAAGTTCTCAGCGACAACCTCGGTTACATACACACGTTGACCTTGCTGATTCTCGTAGCTACGTGTCTGAATGCGCCCAGTGATTCCAATCAATGCGCCTTTTTTAGCCCAGTTAGCCAAATTTTCAGCTTGCTGGCGCCAGATAACACAGTTAATAA